ACTCCTCCCAGACCCGCTTGGTCACGCCCAGGTTGGTCATGCCGCCGGGGTCTTTCGGGTGGTTCACATAGCCGCCCTCATGGTGGAGGACAGCAGCCAGTGCGGAGTCAAAGTTTTCTTTCATTTCACTGGCCCTGCCTTAGAGAGTAAATCGGTCTTGGCTTGTGAGCCAGCGCTTGATCCAAAATAGTAGGCAATGATGCCTGTCCATGCCGTGCCAAGACTGCCCAGCATCATCAAGATGGCAGGGTTGCTGTCATCCAGCTTGTTGAAAAACATCAGCGTCATGATGGCAAAGAACCCTACAGTGACAGAGCCAGCCAGTAGCGGTGGCATCAGGCTTCTGGTGGTGGCCTGCATCTCCCGCGCTGACTTCCTGTCCTCAACCTCCAGCTTTTCAAAGTTGAGGCCAAGCTCTTGCGCTTGCTTTTGCAGTTCAATCTCGGCCATCTTGACCTGGGCTATCTGCTCTGCTGACAGCTTGTTGTTGGAGATCAGGTCGCCCACCTTGTCGGGGTCAACACCGATGGCCTTGGAGATAGCAGACACAGCCATGCCAGCCAGTGGGCCACCCATTGCCGTGGCAATGGTGGGCGCAATTTGTTTTAACCAATCCATATTTGATCTTCCTAGAAGGGGAGTTTAGAAACTAAAAAATTGACGATCTTTTTGGAATCATTGACAGGCAAGATGTAGAGCAGGTCTAGGAACCAATCAATCGCAAGAGCAGCAGCGCAGCACTTGATAAAACGATCACACCCAAGTCGCCAATCCTTGCCAACATCAAACCACTTGAGTAGACCGAACACATCAACCACACCTTCCTGTTTTTTCGCAGAAGTCTATGAGTTCGCCCACGCCAAAAATTGCAAAGACCACTACAAGAAAAATAAAAACTGCTGCAAAAGCAATCTCAACAATCTCTTGTTCTTTTTCTTTGCGCTTCTTCTCATCTGCTTTGGCTTGTCTTGCAAGGTGGGCGTCTTCCCTATCCATCTCCGCAGCTCTAGCCTTGATCCGATTCCAGGTCAAAATATTTCCGGTCTGCATGTACAAGAGCTCCAACTCTGACTCGAGCTTGGCGGTCTGCATGAGCGCATTTTCGATCTGCATTGCCACGCCAAAGTTGGACTTGTTGCCTGACCTCTTGGTCTCAACCATCGCTTTGGTCGCCTGACTTTTGGCGTCATACATGCGGCCAATCATCACGCCCAAGCCGCCCAGGTCGTTGGCGACTGCCGCTGCCTTCTTTACAAGGCCTATGGCACTTTGCAGACCCGCTAGCGCTGTAATCGGGTCTATCAAGATTTCTTCTCCCGCCACTTCAGGCACCAGACCAGCAGCCGGTCAGATGACCAGCCCCACCGCACGCACTCAAAGACCGGTGCTGGGGCTTGCGCTGCCGGTGGTGGTGGCGGCAGGGCGTCCATGATCAGAGTAGGATTTTCTTCAGCAGTTCAGCGGCAAAGCCTGGGCCAAGCAGCGTGACCGCAATCAACGCATAGAGGATGTACTCAATGCGGCTCATGCGCTTGCTGCCTGACTCAAACGACCTCTGGATTTGTGCGTATCTCATGGCACAAATCTCTTCGTGCGTGGCTAGCTTGGCGTCTGTGGCGTCTATCTGGTTCATGCCAGTTGCTCATCAGTTGGTCGTGCAAGGGTTGGGTGTTCCCACTTGGTTATGTATTCCCCACGCCCGTCAGAGTCATTCTGGAAACGGATGTACTCCACCATTTCTTGGTCAGTGATTTGTGGATACAAGGATAATATTTTTTCGTAAAGAGTCATGCTGCCCTCACTAAACAAGCCGTAAAATAAGTTGCACCCGAATTAGCCACTACAACATTATTTGATGTCGCAGCATATTGGTACCCATATCCTTCTATGTAGTCTGTTGTTCCATTTAAATAAACAAGCGTTGATATAGATGCGCGTACACCACCTACTGTTTGAGGGTATGCTGTTTGACCATTTTGATAGAAAGAACCGTTCTTGTAAATTTGCGCGGAAAAAATATTGCCGTTCCAAAAATTAACTTGCAAACAAACATTAACTGAGTAGTACCCAGCTACATTTGGTGTAAAACGACTAGATGAAAAACAATTGGCGGTATCAAATAACTCAACATCAAAAGTTACTTTTACATCCGTGTTTGCAGTTAGAGTGGTTGTTGTACTCGGATAAGCACTAAACGCTGGGCCGTTGCCAGCCACATTGGTAGCCAGCATTGCTTGAGACACTACTGCGGTGCTACCAGTGGTCAGCACAGTGCCAGTAGCATCTGGAAGTGTCAGCGTCCTGTTCGTGTTGGTAGCCGGTGGCGTGATGGTGATGATGCCCGTGCCGCTTTGCGACAGCATCTCTATTTGACTTGCTGCAAGTGTTCCGTTAGCCATTAGCTGCTCCTTGAGTGGTTGGCACAACATATGGTGCTGGAGGATTGGGGTCAGTGAAAACGCCATCAGCGTAAAGCCAACCAACCGAAGCCCACAATTCTGGAATTGCTACCGAGCCTTCTTCAAAAGCAGGCGGCGTACCTATCGGTTGTTCTGCGTATTCCACCGCATTTAAAACAACACCGTCTTTGACAATTGCATATCTTTGCATGATTACCCCTTAAAAGAACGCGGTAATAAAGATTACGCCCGAACCGCCAGCAGCCCCAGTTGTGCTTGAGCCGCTGCTACCGCTTCCCGCTGCGCCAACTGCATAAGAATAAGAAGAAGAAGGGCTGGTAATTAGTGCTTCAATATAAGCGCCAGCACCGCCGCCGCCGCCGCCTTCTCCTGAAGATGTCCAATCTGTACCGCCGCCGCCTCCACCAGCGCCAGTATTTGGGATGCCTGCAACACCGTTATTTCCAGTATTTGCAAGTCCTGCGCCGCCAAATGCGTTACTTCCACCAAAGCCAAATCTTAAGTTAGCGCCGTTTGCCGCTCTGTTGTATCCTCCAGCAGAACCAGCGCCGCCAGATAAAGCAAGACCTGAAGCATTATTTGTAGCAGAGCCACCATTGCCTCCAGAAGAACCGGCAAGACCTGCACCACCACCAGTACAAGTTAACAGAGAACTTCCAAAAGTTGTAGTTCCTCCTGCGCCTCCATTGCCTCCACCGCCTTGCGTTCCAGCGCCACCGCCGCCACCACCGCCAGCCATTTTTACGGTCAAATACTTGGCCCCTGTAGGAACCGTGTATGTGCCTGAGCCGCTTGTGTATACGGTTACTTGAGGATTTGCATACAAAGCAAGCGTGCCAGTAGCATCAGGCAAAGTGATTGTGCGATCTGAGTTTGTGACAGGGGCAACCAAAGACACTGTACCCGTGCCAGAGGCCGAGGCCGTTACTGCAATGCTGCTCATTTTGGGAACTCCTGTTTAACTGCGGTGATTGCGGCCTTCCATGCCTCCATGCCGCCGTGGTAGAGCAGATCAAGCTGGTCAGGGATTGATGGGTAGGCAGCAGCGCGTTTGTACTTGTACGCATTGGGGTCTACCCAAGCTGCAACAGCCGCTTCATCAATGATGACTTGATTGCCTTGTGCATCTCTTGCGCCATCAGCGTCATCAATCGTAACAGTGCTTGGATAGAGAGCGTAAATTGCTTTGTGGTTCATGCTGCAATCTCCATGACTGTGATTGACGATACTGTTCTTGGAAACGCACTGACATCTGTATCGGTAGCTGTTCGGTTCACATAAACAGTATCCGCAGAGCCTACTCTTACTTGTACTTTATAAGTTGTTGCGGATGTTGTTGCTGGGCTATCTAAAAAAGTTACAGAAACAGTTTCAATGTTGTCTGCGCTTGCTGTTCTCATTCCAGCAAAACTTGGGCTTCTGTTAGAGGTAGCAGCGCCAGCAGAAATTACAGTGGAATCCCGCAACAATCTAGCTGCGTTGATGTCATTGCCACTTGACCCCCAGTTAAGGTTTGAGATTACTAGAATTTTTGATGTGGCTGAGGTTGGCGTTATTGAAACACTTAAACCAGTAACATCGCCAAAAGTTGTAGATGACATTGAGAATGTATCTGTCTTGGTTGTGCTTACAACTTGCAACACACTACCCGCTGGAAGATCAGAAGTCGTTACCGCACCAGCCTGTACAGCCGATATGCCCGTTGTTCCGTCAATAGTTACTGCCATATATTTCCTTAAAGAACAACCCAGCGTGAGCCGGTTGGTACTGTTACTACGATGCTTGAGTTGACAGTGATGGGGCCAGTGCTCATCGCATTCTTGCCTGCTGTGATGGAGTAGTTGGTGGTCACCGTCTGGCCGTTCTGAATGAAGATGTCATCACTGCCGCCGCCAGTTGCACCGCCGCCGACCGAGCCCCATGCCGTGCCGTTGTAGACCTCGGGCTTGGCCAGGTCGGTATTGAATCGCAGAAAGCCAGCGCTTGGCGTGCCATCTCGCTGTGCCTGAGTACCCGCTGGCAGCTTGGCCGAGCCTGTGGCGCTTGTCTTCTCAACCACTGTCGTTGTATCAACAACCGCAGTCAACCAGGCAGATCCGCTATAAACCTTCAGCCTGCTAATTGCTGTGCTGAAGTACAGGTCGCCAGCGCTCAGTGCGTTGCCGTCATTGTCCAGCGTAGGGTCTGAGCTGAATGCGCCTAGGTAGGTATCAGTGAACGCATCAAGCGCAGCCTCTGCCGCAGCCTGGGCTGTCTGAGCCGCAGTCGCAGAGGTTGAGGCATTGCTTGCCGAGGTGCTGGCATCCGAGGCAGATGTTGCTGCGTTGGTAGCCTGCGTGGTGGCCGTGCTTGCCGATCCAGCAGCAGCGGTCGCTGATGTGCTGGCGTTGCTTGCCTGTGTCGTTGCA